TTACATAAAGCTTGTGATATTTTTTCTCTTCTAGTCCACTCAATTAAAACTCTAAGGTTGTAGTTGAATGGTAGGCATCCAGGGTTAAAACATATTATTTTAACGTAACACCCACCACCAGCAATTCCATCCCGTGTAGTTCCACTTGTTTGTGGGTCGTTAGGGTCAGCTGAATTAAATCCATAATGGTCAGGACAACACACTCTTGTTTCTTCTGGTACTTGACAGCAATCGTGAGCCCAAGTAGGCCCACTATTAGGGTCTGGGTCGGCATCACCCACAGGACAGGGTTGGGGTGCATAATTTTGCTGGGCCCCATCTGGCAAGTCTCCTGGGCAAATAAATTGTGACGCAAGAAAGTTTAAAGAATCTTCTGTGTTTGGGTCACCCATAGTTCTACACATACACTTTTCACATTCTGGATATTTTGTTTGTCTTAACGTAAATAAAACAAATCCAGTCCTTAAACCAAAATACTTACAAGCAGCTCCACATCCGAAGCAGTCAGAAGAAAAAATACAAATAACCCCACAATCGTCAGGTGGAGCAGGAATTATATCCGACATATCTAATATGGTAAACCCCCAAATACCAATATAAATGTCGTATATGAAACACCACATTACACATATAAAATAAACTATCACCAAAACTATACCTAAAATTATACCTAAAACTAAAGCAAGTGTCGACACTAGCAGAGTTAGGAACATATAAATCATACCTAAAAAATCTATTAGGAACATCCATAGAAATACCATTAAACTAGGAGCTCTAACCGCACTGTTTATTGGAAAAAACATTGCTGTTGTAGCACATTGTTGGTCTGATTCTGGTAATATATTTTTTATACCTACAAATTGTCTCCTACCACCATGTTTAATGTGGTCGTGAAATTGTGAATAGGTGTATACCCTATTAAAAGTCATATCATAGAATACGTCTTTCGCTGCAGGCATCATATTTCTTTGTGCCCAAGGATTATAGTCACTATATTCCACAGAAAAAGTGTATGAGGTAGGGTCTATTCCAGGCCAGTCACCATCAACATTAGCTGGAGGCCAAGGGTCATAATACTCTCTAATGTTGGGTACTAGGTAACTACCAATTCTTCTTTGTCTTGCACTCCCTGTTGCCTGTTCTGGTCTTATTCTAAATCTAACTCGTGTTCTAGTTGGTACTCCTATAGTTGGGTCATCTGATAATACCATGTCGCCAAATTCATTAGTTACCATGTAATCCATATTCATTGGCATGTGAACTAAGAATGAACCACTATCGTCTATTACTCTACCACCATTTGGTAGGTAATATCTTTCAAGTATAGGTACTTCTCCACCTATCGGTGCACCCCAGCCTCCAAGGGTATATGCTGGATAAGCGTTTGGGTCGTCTTTGAAAAATGGTGTATACCTAACACAATCTATAATTCCTGGTTTGGATATTAAACTACATAGTTCACCCATCGCTGCTTTAGGCCTACAATTTCTATTAACAGAATCCTTATCTGTATCACTAGCTGTACTACCCATAAAGACTGCGTTTGGTTCTAATTTAAATCCGGTTACGGATAAATCAAAATCAACTCTAGTAATAGCGGCTCTACAAAATTCTTCATCACCCCAAAAAGGTCGAACATCTATCGATTTTTGTTGGTTTAGTACTTGGGGTAAACTGTTTATTACTTGGTCATCTTTAAATTTTGCACCATCGAAGTCGGAATCCGCAAACCCTTTTATCTTAAAATCTTCTGGTAATAAAGAAAAACACCCAATATCACTAACATCAACATCCATTATAATAGTATGGTCACCTACTGGTACACCATATATCATAAAATCACCAGATTCGTTAGTCTTTACTGTGTATTTGTAATATTTGTCATAAACATATTTAACGTCTTGTTTATTTAAAACGTCATTTAGTGTTGGAAAACTCCCTACTGTTACGTGACAGTCGAAGTTTGGTTCACTACTAAGAAGGTTATATCTTTTACCATCCTCTGTTGTGTCAAATGGTTCCTTAAATGGATAAAGTTGTTTTATTACTTGATTTCCTTCATCTTCCTCACTTAGTGGTACGAATATAGAAACTTTTGCGTTTGGTATCCCGAATCCTCCGTTGGTGATTACCCTACCTATCACAACACCAAAATCAGCACACATACGTGTGTAGACCTCTTGTTGTGTTAACGAAAGACTTAAAATTTCTAATAAATCGAAATTTTGTTTTAGTTCAAAAGTTACATTTTTGTCTTTTGCCCCACCACGTCTAACATCCGTCCTTACTCTAAATGATTTACCCATAATTTATACTATTATAACTCCATAAAATAATTTATTGCATTTATGGTGTGTTTATAAGATAAATAGTTTCAACCACCAAAACTAAAAGTAAACAAAATGCGGTTATAGTAAAGATTATTAAAGGACCGGTTTACTTGGTTTTTTGTACCTTATAGCGATATCTTGGTTTGGAAAACGAATTTGTAGTATCTCATTTGGTTGAGCATATATGGTATCATCTAGTAGTCCTATTTGTTTTGTGGTAGCATTAACATATGGTTGTGTTGTTACTGATTGTGAGTAGTTTCCACCGACTTTATTAAAAACTAATATATCAGTTAAATTAAGTACACCTGGTTGTGTCATTATAAATGCTCTTAGACTACCTAAAGCTAAATCTTCACCTAACTCCATTTTATCAACAGCAAAATATTCACTTACTTTAGTTATTACGTTAGTTACTATCTCCCCTTCGTTTGCATTTTTTTCTAGTATGAGGTCAATAGAAAAAGCTAAATCTATTACTCTAGCAGCTCCAACAACTACGTAATCATTTAACATTCTATAATTAGACAAATAATTTGCTATGTTACTTTTAAGTGTTTCACTAACTAGGGAAGTTAATTTACCGTCCGGTGTATAAGAAAGTACATTTACATTAACTTTGTTTTCTATTTCTGTGACACCCACTTTTGCTGGTGCCCCAAATGTGGCAGGCATAGTCCTTAATTTTGAAACATAGTCATTAATAGAAACACCTCTATTTTGTGCTGCAAAATTAAAAGATATATAATTCCTTATTTCATCTGGTGTCATTTGATTTGCACCACCAATTGCAGCTGTAGTATTTGTAACAGTTAAACTATTAATTACTGTTTGGTTTATTTGTTGACTTGGTCCACCCACAACAAAATCTATAACACCAACACTATTTATGGCTCCAGCACCAATATTTGCTGCTTTACCACCACCTACTCTATACTGTATAAATAATGTAGTATTTGCGTTAACAGTGTTACCTAAAGCTATATTATTTAAAAATTTAGACATATTTAGTTTAACCCCTTTAGAAGAAAAGTTATCCAATAAATCTTGTGATGTTTGGTTACCACTACCAAATGTTAAATGAAAAAATCCTTCTGGTGTAAATTCAGTTATAAATCTTTGGGGTACGGTTATGTATTTACCAACTTTAACTCCTGGTATATCTGCTGGTATTGATGGGTCTATTACAAATACTTCGTTCTGAGCTAAAGCTTCTACTTCGTACCATTTATTGGTTGATGTAGATATAAACTCACTGTTGGATGGTATTGTTTGATAACCTAGTCCTGGTTTTTGTATTACTGATGTAACCCCTATAACATTTTTTTCTGGTAAAAATATTTTAAAGAATGGTTTACTATCAGCATCATTAATTTCTTTTTTAAATACTTTGGTTATCCCATTAACCATAACTTCTCTTTTTACAATTGTATAGTTTTGGGTTATTCCGTTAGAATCTCTATTTGGTATTTTAGTTTGGTTTGGTACTCCCTCTGCGTTATATTGTGATGAAAAGTCACAGTCTTCTACTAACTCAAATACTTGTCCAGCCCCTCTAAATTGTGAACCAGCTCTTATTTTACCCAAGTATTTAAAATCTTCTTTATCACCTAAAACTGGTACTATAATAGATAGGTCACAAACTGTAACTGATGGTCTATTTCCTGGTATTTTTAAACCATAAGTTTTTGCTATATTGTAAAGAGAACTTCTTTCCTGGGCATATTGTAATACTGTCTCTTGAAAGGTTCTGTCAATCTGAAAATTTAAGTTATCTGATACCGCAGCATTAAGGTCTAAAAATACTGAATATATTGAAGCATCGTTTGCGTTTTTAATTAAATCAGGGTAATAGGTACTAGTTAACCTTAGTAATTCATTTCTAACACCTAAAAAATCTCTTTCTGTGTATGCTATTTTTTTATCTGCCATTTTATAAATCTATTATAACAAAATCTTTAGTTTCAAACACACCATCTCCAGCTGTGTAATCAATTCTTACCCTCATAGAATAATTTCTTTGTGCTTCACCAACAAAACTCATATTACCATCATCCATAGATAAATCAGTATTTTGTTCATTAAGTTTTTCTTCCGCTTTTAAGTCTTCTAATGTTTTAACCTCTACATTGTTTATAGTTAAACTAGGTATATATTTGTTAACCGCTTCTCTTATCTCCCTTTCAATAGATATTTTAGTGGTTGTGTCCATTAACTCAAAAACATATTTATTTAAATTAGTACCAAAATCTGGTAAAAAATACCTAGAACCTTTAGGCGTAACTATAAGATGAATAAGGTTTGACCTCACTTCACTATCAGTATCTGTATTTAATCCTAGAAAGAATCCTTGTGGACTATCAACAAATGGGAACGTTATACCGTATCTTTGTGTTGGCATTTCTTTTTATAATAAATACTTCAAATATTACTTTATTGTGTGGTAACTTTATTGTTTAGTAGATTCTTAGGTTGGTAGGGACAGTGTCTACATCCATTACCACAACAATACCCTCTTCGTTTATGATAATCTTCAGTTAGAACCATCGTACCACCCTCCCAATAGAAATCTGTTGGTAGTAGTTTTGGTTTTATAAATTCTTTATAGTGTAGTTCACTAATCCAGTCGTCACTTCTTTTCATTTTTTATTTATTAGAAAATAAATGGTGACCCGAAAGAATCACCATTTATTATAATTTTATGTAAAGTTTTAATACTAACTTACCTCAACTTCTTTTTTCATTGTTTTAACATCAACATCTATTTCACAACTACCCCCCGCACAAGCTAATTCACCAGTTAAATTTGTATTATCGTCTAATTCAACCACATTTGATAAGTCTACATCACTTAAAACTTCCATCATTTCTTGATATTTTTCTTCCGTAATATCTTCGAATGGTGCTTGTGTATATGTTCCCCCATTGTATGGTAGTACAGATAGTCCGTTATATGATTTTCTATTTTCCCACATCCACTCTCCAGCTGCATCCCACTCATGTTCTCTTAGTGAAATTGTAGCTGAAACATTATGAGAATTAGACCCATTTCTATGTCCTGATTTAACCCACTCTGTAGCTACTTTTTTAACTCTTTCAAGTAGTTGGAATGGTGATTCTGTTCTCATTATAGAACCTTCAGGTGCTTTTTGTGGTATACTAATTAC